TTAAAAATTTACATAGCTACTGAAAGCATCTGTTGCTTCTTTAGTAACTTCATCAGAAATATGAGTGTAAGTATCCATAGTTATTTGTAAAGAAGAATGTCCTAAACGTTCTTGGATTATTTTAGACCTAACATTATCTGATTCGAATAATAATGTTGCGTGGGTATGCCGAAAACCATGACAACCAATAGAATGTAAGTTAGCCTTTTCTGCCAATCTTTTGGAACGTTGGTAAATGTCTTGACTTCGGAACATGGTACCATCAATTTTTGTAAAAATGAGTTGTGTTTTAAACCCACCTTTTTTCATTAAAGCCTCACGCTGTCTAAGTTTCCATTTTTTTAAGATATAAGCAGTCTTGTTATCAAAAGAAATTTTACGAATAGAATTGGAAGTTTTAGGATCGTTTATAGTCAATCCATTTGTACTGATAGCAGTAGTTTTATTTATATTAACTACCTGCTTTTTTAAATCAATATCATTCCAATTCAATGCTAAAGCTTCACCAACACGTATACCAGTAAAAGAAAGTAAGCGAAAAATAGCACAGTCTAAGTCAGCATAGTATTTTAGAACTAAACTTTCTTCTTTGGCTTGATTGGCAATGCTATCAGCTGTATTTAAGAAATGTTCCAGTTCGTCTTTTGTATAGAACTTTCTTTTTGTATTCTTTTCTATTTTCTTTAGTGAACTAGGCTTAGTTATTTTCTTAAATGGGTTTGAATCTATTATTTCTAAACCAACAGCATAGTCACAAACACGAGAAGCATAACTCAAAAGTACTTTTCCCATTTCATTCTTTTTATACCATTCATTAACAGATTTTTGCACGATCTTGACTGTTAAACGCTCAAGTCGCATTTTCCCGAATGTGGGTAAAATGTGTTTTTTCATACGTCGTTCAGTAGCTATGAATGTGGATTCCCTAACTGTTTTTTTGTATTCGTCCAACCACATATAATAAACTTCTTCAAAAGTGGTTAAACGAGTATGCTCGTTAGCTAGATTTCCATTATCAAAATCTAATTTTTTTTGATTAAGCTTGAGCTGTGCTTCTTTTTTTGTATTACAGTTTCTGATAGTGACATTAATTTGTTTTCCAGTTAAATAATCTACGCCTAAATAGGCAGTTACTTTCCAGTATTTTTTTCCTTTTTTTGTATATTGTTTAAAAGTTGCCATTGCTTATCCTTTCCACTTGGGCAAGCGAATAGAAGGAATGACAAATTTCTAGCACCTCCTTATTAAATTTTAAAGCCCCTAACATGAATCGAACACGCTTAGACTCGCCAGAGAGGGGGATTTATAGAAGAAATTATGTTATAATTGGCCTATGAAGAGGTCATCCAATTGTAAAGGGGTTTTCTATGATGGTTACTGAATACTTAAATATTTTTGCAGTACTTATACAATCTACTGCTACAGGATATTTTACCTATTTCTTAATTAAGAGTAATGACTTGTTAGTTTTATCAAATGCACAAAAAGAAGAAAAAATAGCAGTAGTATCAATATTGTCAGCTATTAATTTAGCTGTATTTTTGTTAGCTCAAAGTATCATTTCTTACAATTTGTCGAATATGGAACCGTACATCCAACAAATTGCGGCTGCAATACTATCATTTGTATTAGTATTAGTAATTGGGTTGTTCGTTTTACCTAAAGCAATTTTATCTTTTTTTTCTTGGATAAATAAACTTAGAAAAAAGAAGGGTAAGCTAGAATTTACACATAGAGCAATTAGAGATACTGCGTTGGATAATTCTTATCATCAATACATCTATGTTTTTGATTTTGCAAATAACTATATCGCTTCTGGCTATTTAAATGTTTATCAATATAATACGGATGAATACAATGAGTTACTATTATATGCACCAAAAGAACCTGAAAAAAGACGAACTGTCGAAGCAGTTGAAATTCTATTTAAAAATAATGATATAAATATTTTGATTGATTATGAGAAAAAAGTGAAATTGTATATAGTGCCTATGGACGAGGCTGAGGGCGAGTAGGTGGCGGAGGAGGTGCTCCTTTGCCACCATTTCTTTTTTCTCCATAATCGGGCATTGTTCTAGTAGTTGGCATTTTTAATATTCCTTTCTAATTTATTTAATTCGTAGTGGTTGACCAGGATAAAAAACAGAGGTGTCAATGCCTGGATTCAATGCTAATAGTTGTTCTAAGGTTAAGCCATTTCTTTCAGCTACTTGTCGAGCTCCTTCACCGCTTCGTACTTCGTCATATACAGGTTGTTCAGATTCAGAGCTTTGAGGTTGTTCAATTACTGAAGATGATTGAGTAGATGGCAATGGTTGTTGTGATGTAGAAATTTCCGTGTCAACAGCAGCTAATTCGGTGTACAGGTCTGTTAACTTATTTGCTTCAGAAGTATAAACATCTGTTAGTTTATTTGCCCAAGATTCATATAATGAATAGTCGTCTTTATTAGAAAGTTGTATGCTTGCCATTTCCGAAATTCCAGTATTTGAAATATCTGCTAATTTTCCTATTTTAGAGTTTAAAACCTCAGCTAATGCTGAAACATTGCCTTTTATAGGTTCTCCTTCATTTCGCAGTTCTTCAATCAATATAGGTGTAGTTGTAGTCAACTTTTGAGTATAAGTCTCTAAAATTTGGGAATAGGTAGACCCGCCTAATTCTTTTTGTGTTGTTTCATCTGTTTGTGTACTTGAATAATGTATAGTTGATGGCTCACTACTTGAGCTATTAATTTTTTTAGAATCAGAAATATCTTTCTTTTCAGATGTAATTGAGGTAGAACTTGAGTTTTGCTTTGAAACCTGTTTAGTTTCGTTAGAACAAGCAGTCAGCAGTAATAATGATAAACCTAAAATAACAATTTTTTTCATTTTTAAATTAATCCTCATTTCTGTTATAATATGCTTGTCAGTAAATCTCTAAATGAGGTTTAAGTCCGTGTTCCCAGCACGGACTTTTTTTATTTCAAATAAATTTCTTGTCCCATTTTTAAGTTGTAATGAGCTATAACATTTGAGTAATTGTATTGTCCTTCATATTTTTCGATTAAGCTTCTAAACATATATTGTTCTGCTTCAGCTTCCATCTTAGAACGAAAAACAGGAATTTTATACAATGCCATTATATCCACATGGTCTTTTACATGCTTTAACTCGTGATATATTGCTTCTTCTTGTTCTGATGGTGTTAAATTTTGATTTACAAATATGATACCGTAGGTAGGGTCGAAACATGCGCGTTTGTTCAAAGTAGTAAAAACTAACTCCACATTATATTCTTCTACCAACTCTTTGATACTTTTCATATAAGCACAACCTTTGACTTATTTCCCGAATCTACCCTTTAAATATGCACGGATAACTTCTCTGTCATGATCATCAAGCGGTTCACCGTCAAAACTCATGACGTTATCCAGTACATCATCTAAATCATCAGATTGCTTTGATTTATTAGAAACTTCACGACCTAATAAATAATCTGTTGAAACTCCAAAATAATTTGCAACAGCTTCTAATTTATCAATAGAAGGTTTACTTTTTTTCCAAGCGTATAATGAATTTCGACTGAAATTTAACTTTTCTTCAAGTTCGACAATAGATATTTTCTGACTATCTGCTAATTTTTTTACTCTATCAAATACAGTCATATCAAGCTTTCCTCCATAAGCTTCGGAAATTTCTATAAAGAAATGTAGAAAATCATTTGACATCTACAAAACTTTTTAATATACTATGTCCGTAAGCTAAATTATTAGCTAATAAGTTCGCAAATAAAACCAAGAAACAAACTAAAAAATCGTTGGGGAACGGTAAAAAGTGTTGTTTTACTAGGCTTAAAAAGTCTTATTTAGCTATGCACCTATTCTACAAAACATTATAGAATAAGTCAATGAATTTTATAAAATTAGCTAATTTTTTAGCTTACAAATTAAAAATGAAAGGGAGTGAAGGAAATGGATAAAATCAAAAATAAGCCCCAAGTTACTGTGAATAACAAGGGGCAATCGCAAGTTCAAAAAATCGATGAATTAATTGACCGGCAACTATCTCATTTTAGCAAGAGAATACCTGCTGATTTAGAGATGACTCAAGCGCTAGTTCAATTATTATTAGCACGTATGCTTGCTAAATTTTAATCAGCTAAAAATTGGAAGGACAAAATATCTTCTGTTTGAATTGCAACATTTTGGCCATCACCTTTTAGGTTTAGTGATTTTGCATTTCTTATATCAGAGGCAGTAATAGTTTCAGGATCAAACGTTTTACCATCTAAAATAATTTGATCAATTTCATAAAATACTTGTTCTTCTTTTACCTTGAAATTAATTATAACTCTATTCATATCATCCACCACCTTATCAGTTATTTCAGCAGACCACTTGCTGATAAGGAAATTATATCAAAAAAAGAAAGTGAGGTAATTAAATGTCACAAGATTTAGCTATCGAAGTAAGAGCAGCACTAATTCGTGCAGGGAAAAACCAATCTTGGTTAGCGAAACAATTAGGGATTTCAAGTCCGTATTTATCAGATATTCTTCATGGTCGTAGACGTTCAGAAGAGCAAGTTCGGAATATCAAAAAAATATTAGATATTAGATAGGAGGTATAGGTAAAAGTGGAAGTGATTTTAACTCCAGAAAATGAAGCTTCTCTAAGAGATTTTGTACACGGAATTATTGTTGATTAAATAGAAAAAGCACGAAGAGATACCGCAGTTGATAAGCGAGTCTTAAATCAAACAGAGATTGCAAAATATTTCAATGTTTCCACAACAACAATAAGGGAATGGGAGAAGCTGGGGCTTCCGCATGGATCAGTAAGTAAACAAGGGAAGTTCTACGACAAAGAAGAGTGTCGCAGATGGCTTCTATCACAAAAAAGATAAATCTTGGGCAAGCGAAATTTAGGGAGGAAATAATATGAAAAAAATATATCACTTAAGACGTATAGCGGCATTGCTAATCGTTTTTGGCTTGGGGCTTTTAGTAGGTAGCAATATTGGCCCATTAATTCAAAACCTATATATAGCAGCTTTCATCATTTGGCTTTTAATGTATGACCTAGCGCTTGAAGATCGAGAAATAAAAAAACAAAAATAAAGACCCACTTCGACGGCCATCAAAGTAGGTCAATTACAAATATCAAATTCAAGGAGAGTGTACCACATGAATAAAGAAATTGAAAGAATGATTATTGAACTTGAAAAAGAATGTAAGGCACAGAATGTTGAACTTCTTCTATGTGCTACAAATTTTGAAACAGGCCAAGGAAGTACTGCGTTTTGTGGTTCAGTTATCGGGTTAGCTATACTCTTGCAAAAACTTGTAGGTGATCTAAAAGAGCAATTAAGTATAAGCGAATCTTGTGATTGTCCAGAATGCGTAGCAGAAAGAGCCGAAGATGCTGCAAATGAAAAATCTATGGATGAACTACTAACTGTATTTTTACGAGGTGAACTGCAATGATTGAAGTAAGAGGTTTAAGTGATGATGTTTACGAATTAATGTTAGCGAATGCTCAAAATAGAATTGTTCAATCAATTCGAACTGCAGCAGCGAATGGTAATACAAGTTGCGTAGTGAATAGTAAAGGTCTTACATCAACGTTTTTATCTCAATTAGAAACAGAAGGATTTGATCACGTTGAACTTGAAGAAAACAAAACGAAAATATTCTGGGAGTGGTGAAAATGCCTGAATTTGATTCATTAGGAGCTAGACAAGAGCCGCCAGAAGAAAAAGAAGTATTAGAACCAACATGGGAATATGACGAAGAAGAGGAGAATGACAATGAGTAACGATTTAGATGTAATAGCAGATCAAATTATAGTAGCAGTGATTGAACCGTTTTTACCTGCTTTGTATGAATTTCAAGAAAGTACAAAAGATATGATTAAAAAAAATGCAAGAACTTATAAAGAAGCGATGGATTTGCAAAGAATGATAGATTCTAAAGTCGACAGCATTTTGTTAGATGTCTTTGGTAATGAGGACACCATGAGAAAGGACAATGCGTTTAGATTACTAAGTGCGACTTTATTATGGACGTACAAAGAAATAGAAAAAGAAGCTATGAATCAAGAAATCAATCCATAGCAAAGTTTGTTGTAAATTTTAGATGTATGCATAATGCTCTTTTAAAATGTCATAGGCAGCATCAACGGCTCCTGTATATGTGGAACTGTTTTGTTCTTTCTCTATAGCGGAGAAAAAGTTTCGTAATTTATTTACAAAACTCAAGAAATAATTGTTCTCACCAAAAACAATCAAAATGTCTGCTTTCTCTGCTTCTAATCGGAGTAATTTTAAATGCGCATTGAGTTCGTTTCTGCTAAGGGCTTCATGCTTTACGCTGAAATGAAACCGTATCGCCGAAGCATTTGCCATGATACTTTTAGCGCAGCATTTAGCTTCATCTGAATAGATAAATTTCATATAAATATCACCTCACTTAAAAATATTATACCAAGAAAGGAACATAAATATGAGTAACGATTTAACACAAATGACACAACGCTCTTTAGATGAACAAGTCATCGGAAATTTAAATAGATTGCAAGAGCAAGGATTAGAAATGCCGCCAGGCTATAGCCCGCAGAATGCTTTGAAAAGTGCTTTCTTTGAACTAACCAACAATTCAGGAGGGAACCTTCTTCAGTTGGCAGCTAACAATCCAGAAACTAAAACATCTATTTCTAACGCCTTGCTTGATATGGTCATCCAAGGATTATCACCAGCTAAAAAACAATGTTATTTCATTAAATATGGAAATAAAGTCCAGCTTATGCGTTCATATTTCGGAACCATGGCTGTATTAGATCGAGTAACAGGAGGGGCAGATATCACGCCGGTTGTAGTAAGAGAAGGAGATGTATTTGAAATTGCTATGGACGGCCCCGACTTAGTTGTTGCTAAACATGACACATCCTTCGAAAACCTAGACAACGACATCAAGGCTGCTTATGTGGTTATTAAGCTAGCAAATGGTAAAGAAGTAACAACGGTCATGACAAAGAAACAAATTGATAAGTCATGGAGTAAAGCAAAAACAAAAAATGTTCAAAACGATTTCCCAGAAGAAATGGCAAAAAGAACTGTCATCAATCGAGCTGCTAAATATTTAATCAATACTAGTAACGATAATGATTTATTTGTGCAAGCTGCTAAAGACACACTCGAAAATGAATTCGAACGAAAAGATGTGACACCAGAGCGAGAAGAGCAAGCTGCGGTACTTGAAGAAAAACTATTTTCCAACAATAAAAAAGCTGTTGATCAAGAAAACGATAATGAACGAATTACACGTGTAGCTGATGTACCAGGGCAACCCGATATTGAACAAGCCAAACCAATTGAAAAAGAAGATTTAACGAAAGTGGCGGACCAAATTTTAGAAGAACCAGTTCAGGAAACTTTGGATGTAATGGCTGGTTATGAAACCAATCAGAAAGAGAGTGAATCTGATGTCTCAACGATTGAAGAAGACGATTATCCTTTCTGATGAAAATTATTATTCACAAGAAGCGGACCTATCTTATATGTCTGTCTCTCAATATAAAAAATTTCTGGAATGTGAAGCTGCAGCTCTTGCCAAGTTAAAAGGCGAATGGACACCAGTTAGTGATCCAAAAGCATTGCTAGTTGGTAATTATGTTCATTCTTACTTTGAATCACCAAAAATTCATGAAGCATTTAAAGAAGAAAATAAAAGCAAGATGTTTTCTTCAAGAAAACCGTTTGGTCTACTGAAAGATTTCCAAATTGCGGAGCAGATGATTGAAAGATTAAAACAAGAAGAAGCCTTTTTAAATATTTATCAAGGCGAAAAAGAAGTGATCGTCACAGGTGAAATTGGCGGTGCAATGTGGAAAGGGAAAATCGATTGTTTAAATTTAGAAGAAAAGTATTTTGTAGACATCAAAACAACCAAAGATATGCATGAGAAGAAATGGGATGAACGTTTAAACAGAAAAGCAAACTTCATTGAACGCTTCGGTTACGTGTTACAAATGGCTGTTTATTGCGAACTGCTTCGGCAACAATATGACAAAAATTTTCTTCCTCTCATTGCAGCCGTTTCGAAACAAACACCTAGTGAAGCAAAACTAATCACTCTTAGCGAAGAAAAAATGATTTACGAATTAGAAGAATTAAAAGAAAACATCGAGCATGTTGTGCGAGTGAAAAACGGCGAAGAAGAACCAGTTAGTTGTGGGATTTGTGAATATTGTAGAGGACACAACAAAATTACAAATTTTACCAGTATGGACGATTTATAGGAGGTGCATAACGAATGAATACTGGATATATAAAATTGTATCGGAAAGTGACCAATTCATTCGTTTGGACCAACGCTAATATGTTTAAACTTTGGTCTTTATGTTTAATGAAGGCGAGCCATAAAGAAAGTAGATTTATTTTTAATGGTCAAGAGATAGCCGTGTCCAGCGGTCAATTCGTCACAGGGCGCGCCGTTATTGAGAAAGAGTTCAATGAAGGTGTTCCACGTGACCAACAGATTGTCGGGCGTACGTTATGGAGATGGTTAAAAAAATTTGAAAACGAGCAAATGTTGTCCATCTCATCAACCCCGAAATACAGCGTTATAACAATAAATAATTGGGATGACTATCAAGTCAATGACCAACAAGTGTCCAACAACCGTCCAACAAGTGTCCAACAGTTGTCCACATACAAGAATGAAAAGAATGATAAGAATGAAAAGAATATTAATAATAACAATAAAGGGTCGTCCATTCGTTCAATTTGGGAAAACAACGGATTTGGATTGATGTCGTCTAAAACTATGACCGATTTTGATTATTGGATTTCTGATTTTGAAAAAATCGGAGCTAGTCAAAAAGATGCTGAACAATTAATTGTTAAAGCTATTGAAATTGCTATTGATGCAAACGCAAGAAACTATAACTATATCAATGCCATATTGAAAGATTGGGAACAAAGAGGGTTCAAATCTGTTGATGAACGAGAAGCGGCAAGGAAGCAAAAGAATACAACCAAGCAACAGAAATCAAATACAGGTCATTCGGATTACGATGATCTTGGATTTTAGGAAGTGAAAGAATGAAGTCGGCATCAGATGGATTTTCAAAAATGATTAAAACATTGCTTTATATCACACCTGATCCATGTCCAGAGTGCGGAGGAAATCTTTATGCGTGGCGTGCCAAAAATAAAGATGGGTCCGATAGGTGTCCGCCAACTTGCATGGAATGTGGCTATAAAGCACGCAAAAAAGCAGAAGACCTTGAAACAGAGAAAATGTTTAACGATAGTTTGAAAGCCAGAGCGATTAATTACTTGAAGTACAGCTCTCTTTATACCGACAAAAATTTAATTAATTGTCGCTTTAAAACTTACAAAACAGTAGACACAGAAACCAAGCTTGCTTTTGAAATTGCTAAACGAGCTACAACTGAAATTCTTTTGAATAAACCAATTCATATGATTCTTTCAGGCAAAAGCGGTGTTGGTAAAAGTCATTTGGCTATGTCAACTGCTTGGGAAGTGTTGGAGAAATCAAACTATGATAAACGCTGCTTATTTATTAGTTATGCGGAACTCTTAGAACAGCTAAAATTTGCGATGAATGATGAGCAAGCCAGAAAAGAGATAACAGGTAGTTTGATGGCAGAAATCAAAAGCGCAGATTTAGTAGTTCTGGACGATTTAGGAGCCGAGTTGGGAGTTAAACAAATTGATGATAGGAATAAAAGTACTAACTTCAATAACGACACCTTGAATCGCATTGTAGAAGCTCGGCAGAATAAAGCAACTATTTTTACTACGAACTTAACTGGTAAAGAAATGAGTCAAGCCTATGGTGAGAGAATCCTTTCTCGCATCATGAGTAATTCACAAGGATTCGTGATGAAAATTGAGGGGACATCAGACAAACGAGTAGCAGGCATCTAAAATGCTATTTTTAGCAAATATATTAAGCGTAGAGCAGTTTTACAATCAAGTGAATATAAATAGATATAAAGAAAGAAAAACGGCTTAAAACGCATTTTAAAGCCTTAAAAACAAATCGATAGAAAGGGGAATCATTCAATGCCGTATGTAGTGAAAATTTCAGCCTATCTTGGCAAAGATGGTCGACCAGTAGCCAATTTAAAAGATGCTGTGTTATTTGAGCAAAAAGAGACAGCAGCTATTGCAACAATCGTATCTGGCGGAACTGTTTCAGAAGTAAAGGAAGCCATCATAATGCCAGAAAAACCGAATAGGTATACAGCAAAATCTACCAAAGTAGATTTTAAAAAGGAACCAATTGAAAAAGCAACAAAAGATAACCAAGCTTGGATGAAAGGGGCTAAATAAGAATGAAGTGTGTTAGATGTCAAGATCAGCGCGTGATTTGGGGCAAAGACAGATTTAATTATGCAACACCTATTCCATGTCCTGAATGCAACAAAGATGGAAAAGCAGTTCGAGCGGAAACTGCGACCAAGGAAAGGGAGTTAAAACAATGCAATCACCAACAGCCCTGAATAAGCGAGGAAATAAAGTCACGATTGATGGATATATATTTGACTCGGAAAAAGAAGCAAAGTTTTATCAGCGATTTGTCAAAATGTGCGGTCTGCCTTTTGAAGTACACCCAAGATTTATAATGCACGAGAAGTGCGAAATACCAGGAGGGAACATTTCGAGCATTGCCTATTCACCAGATTTTATCATCAAGGATCACGATGGCAATTGGCTACATGTGATCGATATAAAAAATAGTTTTGGTGCCTATGGCATTGATCAATCAAATAAGCTTAGATTTAGACTGTTTGCCATGAAATATGGTCATCCAGTCGAGGCGGTTGTTATTAGGTCAAATGATTTTAAAGTCATTACACAAGGCGTAACTAAGCCGCTTAATGAGAAAAAACCATTCATCACAAATAATTTTAACTATCACTGGCGACAAGCCACAAACTACTAGGAGGTTTTACCATGACAAAACAAGTAAATTTCAGACCAGAAGTAAAGAAAGTGACATCTAAATCAAACGGAAATATCGAAGTACTATTAGTGGTTAGCAACGCTTCATTAAAAGGAAAATATGAAAGTTTAAACGAATTTTTAGGCAAAACAGTATCAACGACCATCGAACCAGAAACAGTAGAATACAAGGTACCAGTTAACAAACAGACCAATAAACCGAATGTCGAATATATTGTAAATAACGACGGAACAGTTGAAGTTCTAAAAGAAGAACAAACTTCTTTAGAAATGGGCGATGATGTGCAAGAAGTCGAAGAAGTTGCTGTGCAAGTATCGAAAGAAACTATTGACGAATTCATCAAGAAGGCAACGACTATCGAATGGCCAGAATCAGTAACGATTAACGTTCGTGGCGTGTTGCATCGGATCGATGAAGGGGAAGCGCTAGAAGAAATTGCGGCTGATCATGATGTTTCAGTTGATAATCTAATCAATCAAGTAGAAATCGCACGCCAACATTTTGCGCCATTTGCTGATTCTTGGAGCAAAAACAAAGAGAACATCATTTTCCCTGAAAAGACAGTTGAAGATGATGAAGAAGAAATCGAAGAATAATCTCGTAGAAAGTGAGTGTTCATTTTGCTTGAGATTTATTATACGCCAACATCCGCTATCATTGCGGATGCTCTGGCTAAAACATATGAAGTCGTTTCTTTAGACAAAGCTAGAAATATTGCGAAGAAATTTAAGGCTAGTTTAAAGCAGAAAACAGACCTTTATGTAATTGAAAGTATTTTGATTGATGCTGGTTATAAAAAAGAGTCAGTGAATTTGTAGAAGGGAGTGGAGGTTTGGTCGACCACAAAGAATTCTTTACTCCTTTGAAATTATGATAGTATGGGCACTATTTGATAGTGGGAACGGATGTTATAAACGTTCTGCACAAAAGTTTGAAGATATAGAAATATACAGCATAGGTTTGGATATTGAAAACAAGAATGACCATTTTATTCATCTGAATTTAGCGGACTATTCTTATATGTTCAACGATAATAAATTATTCAAAGTTTTAGACAAATTACCAAAGCCGGATCTAATTATTGCAAGCCCACCGTGCGAAAGCTGGTCAGTAGCTAGTGCAATGAAAAATGGGAATGCTTGTTGGAAAAGAGAAGATGTAACAGATAATTTATTTGCACCACAGATATTACCAAGCCCGTTTACTATAAGAACCACAAAAGATTACGAAGATACTAATTATGTTTATGAACGACAATTTTTAAAAAGAGTGAATGGAGAGTTAACGGTTTTTAATACTATAAAAATTATAAAAAAGTACCAACCCAGATATTTCATTATTGAGAACCCAGCTAATGGTAAAATTTGGGAATATATTGAAGATGTCTTGAATTTTAAACTACCATTTAAAAATTTAACCAGGTATAACAATTATGATTATCCATTACAGAAGCCTACGAAATTTGCCAGTAATATTCATTTGGGATTGAAAAATAAAGTTATTAAACAAGAAATTGCCTGGGGCAATTTTTCCAAAAGCTATAATGAACGATCAAATATTCCAGAAAAATTAGTGGATGACATATTTAAAAAAGTTTTAGAGAAAAATAAATAGAAAGGAGCGGAGGTTTGCGGCCGCATTAAAAAGCTTTTTGCTCCTTAAAAACGATGAAATTAACAACAGAAAAAATAAATGAACTGCTAGGTGTTGATGATGCCTACAAAGCGCCAGAAGCGCTCATGAATATATTACTAAATCGTGATAAACGAGAAATCGTGTTTAACAAATTTTTAGAAATAGAAAATGACTTAACTTTCGATTGGTTTCACGAATATTTTCAAGACGAACACGCTGATCGGAAAGTCAAGAAACAAGATTTTACGCCAAATTCTATTGGCGAAGTGATTGCAAAAATCGTAGGACCTGGAAGCGGATTGACACATGAAGTAGCTTCTGGGACAGGTGGAATGATCATACAAAAATGGCGAGCAGACAGACTATCTATTGGTTTTTTTGAATATAAACCATCAATGACTTTTTACGATTTAGAGGATCTTGAAGAAGACGGCGAAGTATTGTTAATCGATGGTAGCTTGATTTAGGAGGAATAGCGATGAATAAACAAGAATTGATTGAAGAATTAGAATGCATAGAAGTTTCTACAGACAGCCTTGATTATTTGAGAGGTGCTGACTATGCCAACGAAAGAGCAATTAGCTTAGCAAAACAGCTAGACGAACCGAAAAAAGTCATATTTTCACATGAAGAGAAATTCGTGGCAGATTGGCTTGATGGTTTAAGAGGTCAAATCAGTAATGTTAAGTTAAATTCTGGTGCTGTTTTCATGACGTTCATCGGCAGACAGTTAGAGCGGTACTATGATGAAGAATACTCGTTTTTAACTGAAAAAATAGAGAGCTGGCTTACAGTTCCAAAAAATAAAGTAAAACTAATGAGCGCCATTGACAACGGCTACGAAGTCGAGAAGGAACCATTATATCACGTTTTATTATCAGACAAAGGGGCGACCAACATAGGATATACTTTTTTAAATTTAGCGGGAACAATTGATTTTACGATATGTAAGGAAAAGGTGGATACGTTAACAGAAAATCAAATCAAAGCAATTGATGAGCGCTATTGGCCGTTTGCTGTGAAGGTGGAGGGATAATAAATGGAAAAATCAAAAAGTTTGATCATATGGCTACCGACTGGTGAAACAATGAAGTTTGAAGATGTTAGGCATGTTGAAACAGTTACAACTGATTTAGAATGGGATGTTTTAAAATTTAATTATCTAGATGTTTCAACTGGAGTAAGACGAAATGTAGTATTTGAAATGAGTAAATTAATGGGATGGGCATTGGAAGAATAATAAATGATCAAATTTAAAGAATTCAATACTCAACCTTACGATGTTCACATTACTAGATTTTTTGAAGATTTAAACAGAAACAACCCAGATGATGTTTTTGAATATGTTGACTTGAAATGCGTTGATAGAAACTTAGTGATATTAGTTTACCGTCAAACTAATAGAAGCATACGTCAGCTCAGAAATGTACTTAAGGGAGGATAAGCAATGCTAAGTTATCCAGAAGTTTATATTTTAGGGCGACAAGTCGATGGCGTTTATGTTGAGTATTCAGAGCCATATTATTCAAAAATAGAAGCTGAACTTGATAAGCATCACTATGAAATGGGTCAATCAATGGCAGATGATGCTGGTTCTTTGAAAAGTTTAAAGTATGGTAGATCGATTACAACAAAAAAACAGCCACGAATGGCTGTTTAAATCAATTGTACATTAGTTCATTGCACCTGTCGTTTGCTTGAACGAGGGTACTGAATTTTTCAATGTCAATATCTAATATCGATAAACATAGTTCAATGTTTCTTAGTTCTTTTAAATTTAATACGGCGTAAAAATGTGGAATCAAAAAATTGAGAGGAGTAACTTTTTGCGGTAGATTTGCTTTAATACGTGAAGAATACAGCCGATAGTTCAAGCTATAAACTTTGACGGGATAAAAATTAGTATTCATACGAACACCTACTTTCTGTCACTATTTAAGAGTAACACGAAATGTTAGTAATGTCGGTTACAAAATGTAAATATAAAGAAACCTTAACAAAAATATTTTAGATAGAGAAATATAAAAAAAGCCAGCCGACCACTGGCTGACTAAGAAGAATATTTTACCAGAAAAGTGGTAGCTTGTGATATGTGAGGTTACTTTGCCCCAAACATTGGTCACAATAAAAATATTTTATCATGAGTAAAGAAAGCTGCCAATAAAAAAAGCCGGATTCCTCCGGCTGTTGGTAATATTCTCGACACGAATATTATACCATAAACGGGGGAATCAAAGGATGGTACTTTTTGACGTAAAGAAATATGAAACACCAGATGCAAAGGACGTAGATATGGAGCAAACTAAACATAACGTCAGTGTATTCCTGTCTGCCTATCTTGCTGCTAGATGTCGTGTTGGCCAGCCGAGGGAACCAAAAGTAACAGCTTCATTCTCTTTGGTTCCACCATCAACGGCTAATAACACTTTTGAAGCCGAGCAGATGTTAATCCAGAAAGAAGAAGCACAAGAAGAGTTTGATTACCTTCATAAGCTTTTTGTTAGAGGCTATTCTGCAATTCAGCATCCGCACAAACCAGATGTTACCGAGCGAAGAAAAAGAATTTTCTATGACCGTTATATCAACGGCAATCCAATCTATCTAGCAGCGCAACGAAACTGTATTAGTGAAGAATCAGTAAAACAAGAATCTAATATGATCATTGTTCAATTTGCTTCGGCACTGGAACTGGTTGCTTTTAAGTAGCCATTTATTACACTTTTTATACCTCTTTTATACACTTTATCTACACTTCATATACCTTTGAAACGGGTTATTATGATAGTGTCAAAAAAATAAGAAATGCGACACACTTACACAAATACATTAACGGAACGATTGCCTACTTATTTTTTTGATTTGAGATTACAAGGAAGTAAAAAAATTCTACTTTCTTCGTTTAGTCACTTGTGATCTCATTTAGATTCTCTCGCAAACCACCAATTATAAAACTAAAGAAGTGAGGTGAATTTTCTCTCTCTTTTTTCTACAGGTTTGCGAGAGTTAAGTTTAGTCACTGTGGCGGAATAGGTAGACGCTACTACGTAGGATAATTAACTTTGGTATGAGGTGTCTATAAAGGTAATAGTTGTATAAGACGGTCACAAGAACCTGTGGACAACTGAACGATGCGCTTTAAGAATCTCCCTTTATACTCTAAAAAAAAATAATCTTGTGACAATTAAAAGTGGGAGACTTTAAACATTATTCGGTGATATCCAATGTAATTCCAAAGAGGAGATAAACGGTAAAGATTATTCATGCAGGGTGCAAATCCTTGCCAGTGACATAAGTGGCATAAGCTGCTTAAATAAAATAGATCGTCAATAAATGTTCGGACAAACAAATTGGCGCTAATACCTTTCACGAGGACTGCATTTATATGCAGTCCTTTTTACATAATTTTATAAGGAGGTTGTTACATCTATGAGTAAAATAGAACAGATTAAAAAGCAACAAGCACAGTTCTTAGAAATCATGAAGAAGGTTCGTGAAGAGAAAGATATAGATGCGCTTGCAGAATTGTTTATTGAAACCATTTCAGTGTATGGATTGAAGATGGATGAAACATCAGCATTACTTTATTACATCCAAAAAGAAACGCTTGAAGAAGATCATAATGCACAACTCTTGAAAGAACGATTGAAACTTGATGTTAAGTCGCTAGGTATTGAAGGTGTGCTGCAAGTACAACGTGCGTTGGTTAACACTTACCTTTCTAATATTTCCAACAATGATTGATGTATCATCCAAACAAGCACGAGCAAAGTTCTATGGATCATCAGAGTGGAGAAGATTAAGACAGCAGTGTTTAGAGCGTGACCATTACGAGTGTCAATGGTGTAAGGAACAAGGCAAGCTAACAACTCAATATGATTCAATACTTGAAGTGGATCATATTAAAGAGTTGGAGTATTATCCACAGCATGCCTTAGATATTGATAACCTACGCACACTGTGCAAGGATTGTCACAACAAACGGCACGGCAGATTTAACTATAGAGAATCGAAAATAAAAAAGAAATGGGATGATGAATGGTGGTAAAGAAATGTTTGAAAGATTATGTGGAAGATGGAAGATACACGATTGTTGTTGCTCCTAGTATGAAGTCATTAATGATTAAAATTAAGGAACTATATCCTACGGCAGTAGTAACGACTTCTGATGCTGATGGGATCGGAGGTAAGAAACTCCTGGTTGATAAATGGGCGGCTGATGGGCTAGGTCTCAAAGCAGCATTACCAAAGTACAGAACCCAAGATGTTGTATACGAAAACTTCACAAAGCAATTTGTTGAAGGCGGTAATGTAACTGTTAACTTTTCTTCGAAGTTACATGAGGGATGGGAGAAGGCATTTAATCAAATTAAACAAACTACTAGTGAAAGTTTAAGGAGTTCTTTTATTGGATATGTAGCAGGTATTCATGCTCATCCTTACAAAGAACAAGGTGATGAAGACTACATGGATTATGGCAAGCAGTTTTTCGAAGGTAATGTTTGGAAACAAAAGCGACAGGATATCTTGGATTCGAATAAACCATTAACCAAAGAAGATGTAAGCTTCTATTTAAACGGGAAAGTTCCTAAACTTTACATCAAAGGCCAAGAGGTTGGGGTTGCATCTATGACTGCACATTATGTTACTGACAGTGATATGCCAGGAACAAATGTAATCACATTTGTTTATATGACAAAAGATGATCCTAGAAACAAAGGCTTGTCGATCGATTTTAATAACGGAAGGGTGTTTAATCAATGAGTAATGATGAAAGAACATTTATAAAAGAAGGATCAGCAATTCGAAATATAAATGAATCCAGCCACGATGCCAGCGCTTGGATTCAAGATACAATTGATAAGTTGAATTCATTTAAGCAACGAGTTGATGATGGTCATGTGATCATAATGGGTGGGGACTACAATGAAACTCATCCAGCACCAGACAGAGAACAGGTAACGTACGATTACATCTCATTGTCGATCGACTTCGTGGAAACCAAATCCCAAAACATGACCGAATAACAAATGAAAGTGGGGACTAACATACCCCCGGTCAAATTATTTGGGGGTCAAATCCCAATCTAGGGAACCGGTGGATGGGGTCAACTGTCTAAAAATATACGTTAAATTTTTTTATAGGGGGGTGATTGCTATTGAAAATGGCAGATTTGAAAAAACAGTTGATGAGTCAAATTGACGAAAACGATCAACTAGAAGTTGAAAAAGTCGAGAGATATCTTGATTTAGTAAAGCTTTATAAAAAAATGAATTCGTCTATTTCTAAGTATGGAACGATTGTAGAGTTTGAAAACGGAGCGCAGAAATACTTAAAAATCAATCCAGCAATCGCCGAAAAAGTTAAAATTTCACGTGCATTGATTGCTTTAGGAAAAGACCTTAACTTAGATGAATCAACAAAAATAGTGACTAGCGTTGATGATGATAATTATAGCGAGAGTGACTTAGTATGATTAAGCAAAAACATGTCGATTACTATATACAACAATATAAAAAAGGTGAAATAAAACTTAATAAAGAAAGAATTCAACTAATAGAGTATCTAGAAAGAGATATACTTTCAAGAGATGATATATATTTTAATGACAAAATGATAGACGATTGTATCAATTATGGTGAGAAATGGTTTTTTGAATTACAGCCATTTCAAAAATTTTTGATTGCTTTCGTCTTTTTGTATTTTAAAAAGAATAACAGAAATTTTTATCGTAAATTTCTGTGGATGTTTGGCCGTGGTGGTGGTAAAAATGGGCTTCTTTCTGTCGTTCTTAATTTTTTACAAACTGAATTACATGGAATTCTAGATTACAATATTTCGATTGTTGCAAATTCAGAAGATCAAGCAAAAACTTCTTTCGAAGAGATTTATAATACAATCAAACGAAATAAAACACTTCAAAAAGCTTTTGAGTATGGAAAAACAGTTATAACCTCTAAAAAGACTGGCAGCTATATAAGATTTAGAACGTCGAATGGCGATACTAAAGATGGTTTAAGAGATGGAGCGGTAGCTTTCGACGAAATTCATCAATACCCTTCGAACAAAGATGTAAAAGTGCATATTTCTGGATTAGGAAAAAAGCCGAATCCTAGAGAATTTTATGTAGGAACAGATGGATATGTTCGAGAGGGATTTTTAGATTCTCTTAAAGAAAAAGCCAAAAGAGTGTTAAACGGTTCTAGTCGACCTAATGCTATTTTCCCTTTTATTTGCAAATTAGATTCAGAAGACCAAGTGACAGAATCAGAAAACTGGGAATTAGCAAATCCGATGTTTCATCAACCTTTATCAGAGTATGCCGAGAGCCTTTTAGAAACTATTTTTGAAGAATACGAAGACTTAGAGGACGATCCGTCAAATAGAGAAGAATTTATGACTAAGCGGATGAATTTACCAGTTACAGATTTAGAAAGATCAGTGGCTAGTTACGAAGAAATAATGGACACCAATCGTCCTTTACCAAGTTTAGAAGGTAGACAAGCAATTGGATGTTTGGACTTTGCCAGCTTGCGAGATTTTGCGGCATGTGGTCTTTTATTTAAAGATAGGGATGACTATGTTTTTAAAACACATTCATTTGTTAGAAAGCAATTTGCAGACATATATTATGGATATTCCAGGAAAGCATCAGAACAAACAAAAGAACGATTCGCACCGATAAAAGAATGGGAAAACAGAGGATTATTATCTGTAGTTGATGGAGCTACAATTGAACCACAAACAGTTGTCGATTGGTTTGTTGAACAACGATATAAATACGGAGTTACAAAAATTGTTGCCGATAATTTCAGAATGGATGTATTGAGACCGTTACTAATAGCTGCGGGATTTGAAGTGGTTGTGATAAAAAATCCTAGAGCAGTCGATAGTTTACTTGCACCGAGAATAGAAACGGCGTTTGCTAATAGACACATCATTTTTGGAGAAAATCCGTTAATGCGGTGGTACACGAATAATGTATTAGTAAAGACCAACAATGATGGAAATAAGACGTACTTAAAAAAAGAAGAAGTCAGAAGGAAAACAGATGGATTTAAAGCATTTGTATGCGGTATGTATTTAGCAGATGAACTCACAGATTATAATTTTGAAGATGCATTCGATATATTAGAAGAATTAGACTTTTAAGAGGTGATAGTTATGTATAAACCACAATACCTAAATATTGTTAGGGCAACGAAATCAGCTTATGGAAACAATATTGCATATTTCAAAAAGACATTCGTTACTCATAACGGCTATAAATGGGATGTGCCAGCAAAAAAAGAAAATAAATCGGGTCGTCATTTTTTAGGGAAAATAAAATAGAGGTGGAGAATTGAATGGAAAATCAAGTAATTGAAATAAACGTCAAGAAAAGGCTACGTTATTACTTATTAGAGGCAAGTGTATATTTCAAAATTTATGTTTTAAGAAAAGAGGACACGAAAGTCATTCAATCAGCAGAAGAAAAAATCGAACGTAATTTTGATAAATATTTTAAGTATAGTTTTTCAAATATTTAAGTTTTACCATTTTTTGGAAAGGGGGTGAATGAGTGAGTTTATTTGACTTATTAAAAGGTACGTCAGCTAAAAACAAAGCTATTCAAGAAATGTTGGATTTTGAGTTTATAAACGACGTATCTACTAGAGCATACTTAAAGCGCTGGGCTTTAGATTCTGTTTTAAATTTTGTCGCTAGGACCATGTCAACAACGCAAGTACAAATAAGAGGTGCCACGAAAGAAGAATGGGACTATCTACTAAACGTACGCCCAAATAAAGACATGTCAGCGAATGATTTTTGGCAAAAATTCTTTTATACACTTTTAAAAAATAACGAAGTGTTAGTAGTTGTTTCCGATGATAATCAGTTATTGATTGCAGATGATTTTTATAGAAATGAATATGCACTATACGAAGATACGTTTTCGGAAGTAACTATAAAAAACTACATCTATCAGAGAAACTTTAAAATGTCTGAGGTTATTTACCTTCAATATAACAATGAAAAATTAGATAAGTTCACCGATGGTCTATTCAATGATTATGGTGAGCTTTTTGGCCGTATCTTAGAAGTTTCTATGCGAAATAACCAAATTCGAGCAGGTGTATCTATTGATCAAACAGGTAGTTATGGAGATAAAAAGGACGTAAATGGAAGAACCGATCAAGAAAAAATACAAGCATTCGTTAATAAGATATACAAATCTTTTAGAAATAACTCAGTAGCAATAGTTCCACAACTGAAAGGTTTTAAATACGAAGAGTACACAAATAAAACGGGCTCGTCTAATCAATCTTTGGAAGAATTGGACCAAATGAAAAAGTCATTAATCAATGATGTTTGTCGTGCCATTGGTGTTCCTTCTGCATTAGTACATGGAGAAATGGCCGATCTAGAATTTAATCTAAAAGCCTATCAAAAACTTTGTATTACTCAATTGAAGGACAAACTACAATCAGAACTTAATAATAAAGTTTTGGAAAAATATGAGTACCAACAAGGTGTACGAGTGGTAATCATGAATGTTCTTAAACGTGATCCGTATGAACAAGCTGTACAAATTGATAAATTAATTGCTTCTGGAGTATTCACGCCTAACCAAGTGTTAATTGATTTTGAGTATGAAGAATCAGAGGAAGCATTTATGAACGAGCATCATATTACTAAAAACTATGAAAAATTGAAAGGGGGTGAAGATGAAGATGACAGTGAAAATCAAAGTTAATGGGCCAATCATTTCTAATGATGATAAATGGTTCTATGAGTTGTTTGACATGGAAGCAACATCCCCGAACGATGTTTTAGATTTGTTACCTGCAAATAATGAAGATGTTGAAGTGACTATCAATTCATATGGTGGACTTGTGGATATGGGAAATGAAATATACACAGCTCTGCGTTCTTATGAGGGTCATGTGAAAGTAAACATTGTAATGGCTGGAAGTGCTGCAAGTATAATTGCGATGGCTGGTAACACAGTTGCCATTAGCCCAGTTGGTCAAATTATGATTCACAATGTCTCGATGGGGGTTGGCGGTGATTATCACACAATGGACAAAGCAAGTGAAATTTTACAGAAAGCCAATAATTCTTTAGCTAATGCATATGCTTCAAAAACAGGTAAAGCCAAAGAAGAAATTTTAGCGTTAATGGATAAAGAAACATGGCTAACCGCAGAAGAAGCTGTTGAAAATGGTTTTGTGGATGAAATCATGTTCGAAAATACCGAACGCCCATTATTGGTTGCTGATGGTGGAAGTGGTCTTATTTCAAAAGACATTATCAATGAAGTGAAAAAACTAAAAAATCAGCAGAACGAACCAGTAGTAATGGTCAATAAAAAAGAATTAAAAGAAATGATTGCTGAAGCAATCGTAGAAGTGAAGCAAAACGAAATTACAATTGAACAAACTATCGAACCCAAAGAACCCACGAACGAATCGCCGTTTGCTAGGTTCTTATTTTAATACACATTTTTAGGAGGAATTTAAATATGACAATCAATTTAAAAGGAATGGTCAATTATCAAGAAAAGCGTAAAGCTTTTATTGAATCTGTAAAAAATGGCGATCCACAGGAAAAACAAAATGAATTATATGAAGCATCTATGAATGCTTTAGCAGAAGACATGGTAGCCGAAGCAAAAAAAGAAGCTCGTATGGAAGCAGAAGAATTTATCAATGCTTCAAAAATGGATAAAGACATTACGCCCAAAGAAGTTAAATTCTTTAACGCGGTCACTGAAACAGGCTGGAAAGATGAAGAACTACTTCCTGAAACAACAGTGGATGAAATTTTTAATGATTTAACAAGAGAACGTCCATTATTAAAAGAATTAGGCTTAAAGTACACAGGTTTACGCTTGAAAATCTTGAAATCTGATCCAAAAGGTGCCATTGTTTGGGGTAAAATTTATGGCGAAATTAAAGGTCAGTTAGATGCAACCTTCAGCGAAGACGATGCAAAACAAAGCAAAGCAACAGCATTTGTTGTATTACCAAACGATCTATTAGAATATGGTCCTGTTTGGATTAAACGTTATGTAACTACTCAAATTAAAGAGGCATTTGCTGTTGGCTTCGAAGATGCTTTCCTAAATGGCGATGGAAACGATAAGCCTATTGGTTTAACTCGTGACTTAGCAAATGGAACTACTTCAAACGGCGTGACTACTTATCCAGAGAAAGAAGCAGCAGGAACTTTAACTTTTTCTGATGAAAAAACAGCAATTAAAGAATTAAAAGAAATGCGTAAATACCATTCTGTTAAAGAAAATGGCAAACGTATTTCTGTCGCTGGTAAAGTAGTTATTGTTGCGAGCCCAGATGAAGCTTTGGATATTGAAACAGAGTTTACTTCTCGTAATGCAATGGGGGACTGGGTTACGAAATTACCGTTTGGATTGCGGATTGTGGAATCTGATTTCCAAAAATCTGGAAAAGTTACCACTTTTGTTAGTGGTCGTTACGATGCATTTGCTGCAGGAGCATTAGTGATCAAAGAATACGATCAAACATTAGCTTTAGAAGATTGTCGTTTATTCACCGCAAAACAATTTGCGTTTGGTAAAGCACAAGACAACAAAGTTGCAGCTGTATGGACATTATCAATTAATGGAGACCCAGAGACGGGGAAGTAGCAATCCCCGTGATTGAAAAAGTCACGCCAACAACAGACGGGGCTGTTGTAAATCTGAAATAACAGGGGAGGGATTCAATGACTAATGAACAAGCATTAGAGTTAGCCAATCTGAACCTAGAAAAATTTAAGAAGCGGATGAAAATTTTTGGAACGTCGGAAGATGAATCGTTAACGGAAATTTTAGCCGCTTCTTTTTTGCGCCTTGATTCTTTGATCAATCCAGTTAAACCAGAAAGTGATTTAACCTTCATAGAACTTGTATTTGAGCGCAGCCGATATGCCTATAACGATTCATTAGAGTTTTTCGAAACAAATTTTCAGCCAGATATATTAGCGCAGTCTTTAAAATATGCGGAGGTGTTCAACGATGATACACCCTAATTATAAAAAGCCTAAAATTAATAGTGGTAGTTTGAAAACACGTGTAGAATTTTGGGGATTTGTTCCAAATGATGGACCAGAGCCAGGAGAAGAAAAAAACGAAAAGCTATATGAATGCTTTTCTTTAGCTTACAATCCATCAATGAAAGACATGGAAATATTGAACGCAAAAGGAACTAAAGAGGGGCTGACAATTAAAATCCGGGATCCACACCAAGACTATATCCCTAGCAACAAACATAAAGTTGTTATTGACGACTATAGAGCTTTACCAGTGGGCAAAGAATGGGAAATCGTAGATGTTTCACCAGATTTTGAAGATAACCGTTTTATCAAAATCGTTTTAGGGGTTACGTCATGAGTGAAGTAACAGGTGTAGAAGAAATTCTCAAAAACATGGAAGATAAACTAGGAAAAGCACGAGTAAATAGAATTTCTAATAAAGCTTTAAAAAAACAAGGCGAAAGAAACAAGCAAATTGTTAAAAAATACATGGCTAGTTATATCGATTCAGGAAAAACACACGACTTAGTTATAAGTAGCGGTGTGAAAAGCAATCCCAAACGAGTTGAGACTGGCTGGGCTTCAAAGGAACGTGCGCCTATCGTCCATTTAAATGAGTTCGGCTATACGCGCTATGGTACTTATGTACGACCTCGTGGAATGGGAAAACTACAGGCTGCAGCTGATGAAATTCAAGCGAAAGCATTTGAAGAGATGAAGTCGGATATGGAGGAATTAGCTAAATGAAAGATATGATGATGGAAGTTTACAATGCCTTGATTGAAAATGAAACAATTAATGAGCTTGTGACACCTCAAAGAATTAAATTTTATGAAGTACCAGAAACTTTGGATACTACCAAGCCCTTCATTATCATTGATAACTTTCTTGGTCCACAAAACAACGCCTATTTTGCCAACAACAAAGCTTTGTCAATTCGCTTCAATTATCAAATCAACGTTGAAAGCATGGACAGAATGGTAACCAAGCAAATTTCTAAAGCAGTTGAAGAAACAATGAAACAAATTGGATTTGGTCGCCTAGATGGCGGCTTAGATCAGTACTTTAACGAAACAAAACGTTTTGTAGATGCAAGGCGTTACAGAAAAAATACACAAATTCACGACACCGACTACTGAGTTGGTGTCTATTTTTTAGGAGGAAAAAATATATGCAAACTTATGGATTTAGCAGAATCACTATTCAACAATTGGACAATGAATTAAAGCCAGTCGCTGGGAAAAAACATATCATTGATGGCAAGCCAAAAGAAGGGGCCGCAGCAAGCTTTGAAATTACAGGACTAACCAAAGAACCGTCAAAAGTTTTCGGTTCAAACATTGCATATTACGTGGCACGTAAAGGGCACGGAGATATTGCAGCAAACTTAGGTATCTTAGATGTACCATCAGCCATTGAACATGAAATGTTAGGGCATAAAAAAGCTAGCGAGGAAAGCAAAGTTTATCATATTGGCGAGGATACAGAGCCACCTTACTACGCAGTATTAATCGAATCAGAAGATTTATATGGCGAAAAACTTGGCTTCGGTATGTATGCAGGCACATTCTCATTAGATGGTGTCAAAGGCGAAACATTAAATGATGACGACTTTACGCCAGAGCCTGGCGAATATGTTTATTCTGCTGTTTCTCGTCAAATTAACGGTAAAAAAGTTACTGTCGGTTTTGCAGATAATTCAGAAGCTCTAGCAGAATTGACAACAGAATTATTTGGTGAAGAAACACCAGCGCCGGAAAAGTAGCAAGCCCCACAGTGGGAGCTGTTACTCCCACCACAGATGGGGCCAATATTGAATTAAGTTAGGAGGACAAGAAATGTCGTTTATTCCACCAGAAAAATTTAGACTTTATAAAAAAGGTGAAACTAATCCTGTTGCAGAAAGTGTTTCGCCTTTAGCTATTACAGGAATTGCCGCAAATGCGGATGTTTTAGCAGGTGACTTTACTGTCACAGGTGTTGGCATCGTTGACGGTGTAGAAAAAGAATCTGATCATGTCGATGTACCAGCGTTTAAAACATTACCTATCGCAGTTACTGGAATTACCTTGGATAAGACTGAATTAGCTTTAAAAGTTGGTGAAACAGCAACGTTAACACCTACAGTCATGCCAGAAAACGCAACAAACAAAGCGTATAGATTCAGTTCTGAAGATGCAGCGATTGGAACGGTAACGCCAGTGCAAGGAAAAGTAACAGCCGTTTCGAAAGGTGTTACAAAAATTGTTGGCACAACTGAAGACGGTAATTTTACAGCAGAATGCACTTTGACTGTATCAGCAGCAGAATAAAAATATATTGATTAAGGACGGCTTTGGTTAGTCGTCCTTTTTTTGGAGGTTAAAAAATGGAACGCAAGATTGAACTTACTTTACGCATTGATGGCGAAGAAAAAACTTTTACTCAAGACTTTGTGCCTTTCTCAAAACGTAATGACTATATTCGTTTAGAGAAAGAAGTAGAAGAAGCAGCGAAGAAACGTGATAAAGAGCCAATACAAAAAGATTATTTGGATATGCAAATTCAGTTTGTCGCAGATCTGTTTGACGAAAAAGAAGTGACTAAAGAATCAATCATGAATGGATTAGATTCACTAGACATCGAAAAAATTTGGGAAATCATACGGTACCGTGTTTTGGGATTCTCAAAAGAAGATGATGAAGAAGCAAAAAAAGCGATGGCGGAGGAAATTTAACTTGGTCCGAACTTTATGGATTACAAGTTGATTTTGTCCGTGATGCAATTACCAATCTTGGTTGGACGATTCGGGATTTCATGAATACTGATTGCTTGGATATTGATGAAATCTTATTGAAGGCACCAAAGAAAAAGAAAACTAAAAAGAAAAAACAAGAGGTGCGACCACTAAGTGAATTAGTCAAGCGTGGTGGCGCATAAAGGGAAGGAGGTAACTAAATGAGTGGTGGAACGCCGTTAGGAAATATGGTCATAAAGCTAGGCTTGGATAGTTCTGATTTCGGTCGTGGTGCAGCAAATGCTAAAAAAGAAGTTCGCTATTTAGCGAAAGAAATGCAAGCCAATGCAAAAATTGCTGATATGGCTGGAAACCAGATGGGCAAATTAGGCACTCGTTTTGATGGCTTAACTAAAATCATTGGAGCGCAGGAGAAACAAGTTGCTGCGCTGAAAAAGGCTTATGACGAATCTTTTGTAGATGGAAAAGCGACAGAATCGACTAAAAGGTTAGCAACTCAATTGCAAGATGCCAATGGTAAACTAGCAAATTATCGATCTCAATTAATTCAAACAGCTGGTCAAATGGCAGAAATGCAGGTCAAAACCACTGGTGCCACTGGCGCCATTTATAATGCCAGCGAAAAAATGATTTCTAGTGGTCAAAAAATGGAAAAAGTGGGGGGAGCCTTAACAAAAGGTATAACTTTGCCAATTCTCGCAGGAGCTGCAGCAGTAACAACGGCCGCTGTGAAATGGGAATCTGATTTTGCTGGTGTGAAAAAGACCAATGATGAAGTTGTTGATTCGACAGGTAAGGTTGTTTACTCATACAAAGATTTAGAAAATGGTCTTCGTGGACTAGCCAAAGAATTACCTTCAAGTCACACGGAAATTGCAAACGTTGCAGAAGCAGCAGGGCAGTTAGGGATTAAAACTAAAAATGTAGTTGGCTTCACCAAGACAATGATTGACTTAGGCGAGTCAACGAACATGAGCGCAGAAGAAGCAGCAACTGCTTTAGCTCGATTGGCCAACATTACAGGAATGCCACAAACGGAATTTGACAAGTTAGGTTCTGTGATTGTTGATTTAGGGAATAACTTTGCGACAACCGAGTCAGAAATAACCGCAATGGGATTACGTCTTGCTGGTGCTGGTCACCAAGTGGGAATGAGTGAAGCTCAAATCATGGGATTTGCGGCTGCATTGAGTTCGGTTGGTATTGAAGCAGAAGCAGGCGGTTCTGCATTTTCCAAAGTGATGGTTGAAATGCAATTGGCTGTAGAAAATGGAGCCAATGCATTTGCAGGGTTAGAGAGTTTAAGCCAACAAACTGGTGTATCTATGGAACAGGTTTCTAGCGCTGTTAGAAATGGCGGTAAAGAGTTAAAAAACACTGCTGGTGCAATGGGGTTAACTAGCAAAGAATTAAAAACAATGCATAAAGAAGCCACCGATGCATCAGGAAAATTAAATGATTTTGCAGAAGTAGCTGGAATGTCTGCAGAACAATTTTCTAAAGCTTTCAAAGAGGATGCTTCAGGTGCTATTATCAAATTTATTGAAGGGCTAGGAAAAACGAAGGAACACGGACAATCTGCAATTGCTGTTTTAGATGATATGGGGATTACCGAAGTTCGTCTTCGTGACAGTTTGCTACGTGCAGCTGGTGCCAGTGATGTATTTAAAAGTGCTGTAGATCGTGGAACTAAAGCATGGGGAGAAAACACCGCTTTAACAGAGGAAGCTAACAAGCGATATGAAACTACTGAATCTCAATTAAAGATGCTTAAAAATGAAGCAGTGGACGTAGGTATCACGTTTGGTGGTCCTTTAGTAAAAGCATTGAGAGATGTGCTTCAAGCAACTAAGCCAATGATTAAAACCGTAACGAACTTAGCGGAATCTTTCTCAAATGCTGATCCTAAAACACAGCAAACAATTGTTAAAATGATTGCATTAACTGCTGCAATGGGTCCTGCTATTAAGTTAACAGGTACTTTAACAAAGGGTGTAGGATTTTTAGGCAAAGGCTTTGTTGAAACAATGGCTGCTATGTCTAAAAAAAGAGCAATCGAAGATGTTACAAAAGCTTTTGCAGAAGGCAGTTCTGTTTCTATTGGATTCGGAAAAGACATTGCTTCTTCTGGTTCGGCATTAGGAGGATTGACTGCTAAAATCGGAGGAACCACAACACAAATTGGTTCATTGACTAAAGGGTTTAGTTTATTGAATCCTTGGGTGTTAGGTGCAACTGCAGCGATTGGGACAGGTGTAGCAGTGTGGAAACTCTGGGGAGAAGAAGCCTGGAATAGTTCCCAACGAACACAACGATGGGGAACTGATGTAGGAAAAGCCACTGACGATGCTTTAACTAAGTTTCAAGGTTATAGCAGAGGTGCTAGTGGAGAGCTTGATTTGCTAGAAAAAGGCATTTCTGGGAATACCGGTACCATTGCTAATAATTTCTCTAAGATGGGTCAATCAATCGAAGAAAATATGACGAAAAAGATTGAGACACTGAAAGACATTGTTAATAGGTTGCCAGATGATATAAAAGAAGCTGGAGATAAGCTAACCCAAGAAGAAGTGCTCAATCAGGAAAAATATTTAGCTGTAGTGAAAGAAAATAATCAAAAAATAACTCAAATTAAACAAGAAGCTTCAAACAATAACCGCAAAATAAGTTATGAAGAAACGATAAGAATTAAATCATTAGCTAAAGAAAGCGCAGAGGCTTATGTTAATTCTTTAGGTAAAAGCGAAACTGAAACCAAAGAAATTTTATCTGCAATGACAGGAAATGTAGCAGAAGCATCAGAAGATCAAGCAAAAACGTGGCTGCAATCTTTAGGAAAGCAAAGGCAACAATCCAAAATAGAATATAATAAGATGCAGGACGATTTGAAAGCAAAATTAGTAGATGCTGGTTATGATTTAAACAGTGAATATGCCAAAGAAATGCTATCCTTATTAAAAGAAAGTGGCGATAGTGCCACGCAGATTACAGAAGATCAGATGTCAGCTATTCTAGCCAAATATCCAGAATTAGCTGATCAAGTATTTTTAGCAAATGGACAATTAATTAGTTCAATGGGTGAAGCTGGTAAAGCGGCAGTTGGTCAAAATAAAAAAATGATGGATTCCTTCACCGATATGGCAGAAAAAGTATCAAAAACTGCCGGAGAAAACGCAAAAAAAATAGAACTTATTGCAGACGAAGCAAATGAGTTTGGCGAATTCTGGAATCAATTAATCTTAGATACGAAAACAGGTGAAGTCAAAACAAATGCGCAAGAAGCAGTTAATGAAGCTGCAAGCTCTGAAAAAGGTTGGAATCAACTTATTTATGCTTCTAAAAACGCAGATTTAAAGAGTAATGCTAAGTTGATGATTGCAGAAGCTGCCATCGCTAATGGACGTTGGGAAAAAATGACGTTTACCGAACAACAAGCTTTGTTAGATAGTAACGTTACAAAAACAATGACACAAGCATTGCAAGCAAAAGGCAGCTGGGGTAAATTGAATTTCGAAGAGAAAAAAGCTGTTCTTTATTCAAATACGCCAGAGGTAATGGCTGAAACAATGCTTAATTTGGGATTGTGGAAAGACTATCAGCCGCAGGTTAAAGAATTAAAGGCTAAAAACCAATCTTTTCTTGATGTGTTGAGCCAATCCCAAGATAAAATCGTTCATTGGTCACAAGTCCCAGTAGATATAAAAGAAATTCTTGGTGATAATTACGATTTACTTTCAAAAATATACGGATCAGAGCAATCGTATAATCGTTGGAAAAATTTACCAGATGATGAGAAAAAACTTTTAGCTAATAATTCTGATGTGCTACAAAAAATTATGACTTCGGATACTAGTTTAAAACAATGGAATGCCTTGCCAGCTGATCAGAAAAAAATGCTTGGAGATAATACCGACTTATTAACAAAAGTTATGGCATCAGAAGAAAGCTTTAATGCGTGGAAGTTATTACCTAATCCAGTAAAAAAAATGCTTGGTAATAATGAAGATTTAGAAGCTAAGATAGCCGATGGAACAATTAGCATAGAAGAATATAACGGGATTAAACCACTACTAAAAACACTTTTAGGTGATTCTTCAATTGTTCAAAATGCAAGTCGTGCAGCTGGTGATCAACTAGATATTTATAATAGGAATAATCCTACAAAAAAATACTTAGTGGAGATTCTTCTAATACCCAAGCTGCAGCTCGACAAGGTGGCAATGCATTGAACACCTACAATGCCAATAATCCAGGAACGAAAAACCTGCGAGGAAATGCAGGTGGAGTTGTCGGTGCGGCTTCAAGTGGTAATAGTAGCTTAAATATTTTCGCAGCAAACAATCCAGTAGAAAAACTATTAAGGGCTAATGATCAAGCGAGTGGACCAGCATCTCAAGCGAAAAATGCAGTAAGTGACTTTAATTCTGGCCCTTCGGTAATTACCAAAACTTTAAACGTAGTAGCTAATTTAGGCGCTGGCGTAGCAAAAATTTTAGGACTAGAAACAGGAACCAATAATCATATTGGTGGTCCAGCAATCGTCAATGACCAAAAAGGACGCACTTATAAAGAATTGGTAATTCCTAAAGGTGGTGTGCCTTTCATTCCAGAAGGTAGAAATGTATTCTTACCAGATTTACCAAAAGGATCAAAAGTAATCAAAGCTTCAGAAACAAAGAAACTAATTCCTCATTATGAAAACGGCGTGGGAGTTCCGAGAAACTCTTCAGTTGTTAAAAATCTAATTGCTGTTCAAGATTCACATGAATCAAATGATTTTAGCGAACTTGCTTCTCTAATGCGTGAAATGGTTTCTTACTTGAAAGACGGAAATATTAAAAACATGGAAGTAACACAATATATCACAGGTGCTGACACGAAAACACCGAGAGAAACAGCGATTGAAACAAAACGCCAACTTCGTGACTTGGCTAGGGGGTTTAAATAGTGAAACTAGAATTAGTTTATACGAATCAAAATGGGGAGCAACTCGTTTTTAATGAGGAAGCTCCTTATTTTTTGCAAAATGTTGAAGGTCTAGAAGCGCCAGAAAATGTCGTGCTAGCAGAAGAAGTGTTTGGAGAGGACGGTGCAAAAGTTGTTGGCATCCGCTTAAGCACTCGGAAACCATTGCTAGAAGGAACTTTAATTGGAAAAACAGAAGAAGAAATTTATCAGCTGCGCCGAGATATGATTCAAAAAATCGATCTAAAACAAACAGGTAAGCTAACACTTAAAGTCTATGACAAAGAGTATGAAACCGACGTTCTACCAATTCAAGCGCCTAGCTTCAAGTTGTATGAAGATAATCCTTATAAGGTTGATGAATGGAACTTATTCTCTTTACAGTTTGAAGCATTCGATTCTTATTTCCGGGATGTATCGTTTTATAACTCGCTGGTTCCTTTGGCAACATTAAAGCCAACGCTTATTTTTCCAATGGTTTTTGTTCAAGGCGAGAAGCATACGTTTGGCCGCTTTGAATCAGGGAATATTGAAAAGATTGTAAACAATGGAGATGTGCAGGTTGGAGCAGTTTTTCATATGAAATGTGTAACAACCGTAACTGATCCGCAGATTTACGATGTAACAAAACAAACCTTCTTTGGATTTAAAGGAACCTTTGAACCTGGAACAAGATTCGAACTTTCAACGGTACGTGGAAATTTGTATGCGAAAAAAATTGTTAATGGTGTAGAAACTAATGCTGTTCCAGAACGTATGGAGGGTAGTAGTTTCTTTCGATTATCTAAAGGAGATAACTATTTACAACTAAAAGCGGCCAACAATTCTCAAAATGGAATTACATGTGAAATGCAATTTACACCATTAGTTAGCGGGGTGTAACTATGGATTTTATGCCATTACCTTTTGTAGAGGTGTTTCGAAGAAAGTCTGGCTTTGATTATGAGTCAACGGCAGTTCTGGACATATGGAAATCAATGAGTGTCAAAGAAAATTTCAAGTCAGCCAATACTTTTGAAACGGTTGTTCTTTTAAAGTATATGCCAAAAGAATTAATGGACGAAGACACAGTGCTATTAATTAATAATTGCTTTTACTATATTGATTCTATTATTTGCGATGATTTGAGCAGTGGATTAATTACAATTTCTGGGAAGTCTCTTTTTGCAAAATCTGGTAAGAGAATTGTTTATCGAATTTACAATCAAACAAAAAGACCAGAGCTGATTTGCTACGATCACTTACGGAACGAAGTGGTCTCTCCGTCAGATGCTAAAAGAAAAATAAATTACTTATCTGTTGAACAACCGCCAGCAATTACTAATTCAAACATTAGTTATCAAAACAGTTATGGGAATGTTGAAGAAGAAATAGAGGGACTGTGTGAAAGTTACAATTTTGGTTTTGACGAAATTCCTATCTCGAATGGGCGTATTGGCTCAACATCAAACGGCCAAGTTGGAACAAATATTCGTTTTAGAAAAAGTGAAGATGTTTCTAGTGTAGTTCAATTTAGTGCAGAGTTTGAAAATGTTACTAATGAATCATTAGAAAAGAACAACTATGATGAAGCGACTACAGCCCTTATTTATGGAGAAGGCGAAGGAAAAGCTCGTAAGCATACTCAAGTAAATAACAATTTGAGTGGCCTCGAACGAAAAGAAATATACGTCGATGCTCGTGACTTACAACAGACTGTTGATGATGTAAAAATGCCAGATGCACAATATATTGCCACATTGCAATCAAGAGGAAAAGAAAAATTAACTGAACAACCAAGAGTTTTGGCATTAAATGGGACTATCAATTTAAATGATAGTCTTTTTGTTTATGGTCGAGATTATAAATTGGGGGATCGAGTAAAACGTATTTCTTCTTTTGGCTATTCAGATACAGTGGTTCTAAATTCTGTAACGCAAACATGGGATGAGAAGGGATACCATATTGATGGCGAATTCGGTAACCAAAGTAAAACAATTATTGATGTAATCAAGAGAAAAGGAAAGTAGGTGGTTATTTTTGGCGGAATTAAGTTTATTTTATGATGCCGTTTTGCAAGATGATGGCACATACGATCGTGCTTATACATCGGCAGACTGGGCAAAATACTTTGAAAATATTTTTCGCAATGGCGTAATGATGTCAGTTGGTGAAGCATTAAGAGTGACTGCAGCTGATTCTGTTGGGATGAGAGTTGTTGTAAAAGCAGGCTCAGCAAGTTTAAAAGGTTATCAATATATAAATACGTCTGCTTTTGCAGTACCTATTGACGTTGCTTCTTCAACACAAGATCGAACAGATTCAATTGTTGTTCGTCATGACTTGAACGCTAGACAAGCTTATGTAGCAGTCAAAAAAGGCAATGTCTCTGTAGAGCGCTCAACAGAAGTTTATGAAATCCAACTAGCAACGGTCAAAGTACCAAGGAACAGTTCGGCGATTACTGCAGATTTAATCACAGATAAGAGATCAGATGCAAAAGTTTGTGGTTATTCAACACCTTTTGCCAATGTTTCTGTATCAGGATTAGAAGCACAATATGAAGCAATGCTAAAAAAAATTGTAGAAACCAACAAGACAAGTTATGAAAAAATCCTAAATGATTTTAAAAACTACGTTGCAAAAGCACAAACCGATATGGATTCTAATATTGAAGAGATAATCCGTACAGGAAATGGAAAAGTAAATGCTTTTGATGTTTTGATTCATGAATGGTTTGCGGCTTTAAAAAATGAGCTAGATGCTAATCAAGCATCAAATCTACAGAATCAAATCAATGAAATGAAGGCTACTGAGGAACTGCCGACTATAGTGCATGATTTACGCGGCTATCCTAGTGTACAAGTTTTGTATTGGGAATACGGTATTGGCCTATCAGGGCTAGCTAATGAGCCAACAGGTCTAGGCGGTAGCAATGTGAAAAAGATTCCTCACAGTGTAGAATATCTTGATTTATTCAGTTTCAAAGTTAAAGTGCCAATGAACTTTAAAATGGTAAATCCAACAGTAACAAAAATAGATAGTCGAACTATTCGCTTTATTGAAGCATTTAAAGTTATAGAAATTAAATTTTAGGAGGAAAAGAATGTATACATTTAAAAAAGGTGATGCAGACTATCAAGTCATGCTGAACGAAAACTTTAGCGAAATAACGGATGCTTTAGAAAATGGCGCACTGGTTTCTAAGAAAACCGTTATTAAGGCACAGGACTGGGATGAAATTTTAGACAAAGGAATTTACACCGTCTTCGGTGCTTCTGGAGCAAATAGACCTTATTCGGGTGCAGCTTATGGTGCTTTAGTTGTTTATGCTGATAATACATTTGTAAGTCAAACGTATATGTATAAAGGTGAAACATACACCCGTAGCAGACAAGGGAGCCCTGCCACGTGGACACCATGGAATAAACTTCTTTCAGATAATGAACAACCATTTGAAGTCTATTTTGGAAGAGCAGAGGATAGTAGCGATGTCAATACAGGTTTCCAGTATCCTATCGGCAGTATCGTTGCTACTGATAAATATCATAAACCAGAAGATTTACCATTTTCGATTAGCGCTGATAAAAAGAAATTAACTTTTACTAAAACAACAACGATTCATGTTAGTGGTTCAGCGAAGTTTCATGGAAACTCTTCTGGAACAGATTACGCTTATTTTAAAATATTTTGGGGCGCTTCTAATGATCACATGATTCAATACGGTACTCCGACAAACACAGCAATCAATGTGTCAACAACGATTGGGGGAGAAAAAACTCTAACAATCAAGGCTGGGGATTCACTAAGATTTGAATTAGAGAGTCGACCAAACAAAAGTTTATTTAGAACACAGATTGCTTCATTATCTATCAAAGAAGTGAAAAGTATCTAATATGTTTCAAGTAGACATAAGTGGGAGGTGAGTTAGTGGAAAAATATTTTAACCACCTATCAATTGCAGCAAGTATTGTAGGTGGTATTTGCGTTAGCTTTCTTGGGGGAATGGATCAGTTGCTAGATGTTTTGTTATTTTTGATGATTGTTGATTTTGTAACAGGTTGGCTTAAAGCAATCGCTACTAAATCACTATCAAGTAAAATAGGTATGTTGGGAATCGCCAAAAAAGTAATGATTTTATTTGTAGTGGCAGTTTCTGTGAAAGTTGAATGTATAGTAGGGAATAATATTCCTATTAGGGAAATGGTGATTATTTTTTACATTGCAAATGAAGGCATTTCATTTTGCGAGAATGTATTGGAATTCATTCCTTTACCAGAAAAGTTAAAGGATTATTTTATTCAATTACGAAATAAAGACAAGAATTGAAGCGGCTTGTGTCGTTTCTTTTTTTGTTTAAAAAAATAGGAAAGAGGTTTTTAAATGAAAAAGAAAATTTTAGCAGGAGCGCTTGTCGCTCTGTTTTTTATGCCTACAGCTGTATTTGCCGCAAAAGGAGACCAAGGTGTGGATTGGGCGATTTATCAAGGTGAACAAGGTCGTTTTGGCTATGCACATGATAAATTCGCTATTGCCCAGATTGGTGGCTACAATGCTAGTGGTATTTACGAGCAGTATACCTATAAAACGCAAGTAGCAAGTGCTATTGCCCAAGGCAAACGTGCGCATACCTACATTTGGTATGACACTTGGGGAAACATGGATATTGCGAAAACAACAATGGATTACTTCTTGCCGCGTATTCAAACGCCTAAAAATTCCATCGTTGCATTAGACTTTGAACATGGAGCGTTGGCTAGTGTTCCAGATGGATATGGAGGATATGTAAGTTCAGATGCCGAAAAAGCAGCAAATACAGAGACAATTTTGTACGGTATGCGCAGAATCAAACAGGCTGGCTATACTCCAATGTATTACAGCTATAAGCCATTTACACTAAATCATGTAAACTATCAACAAATCATCAAAGAGTTTCCTAACTCTTTATGGATTGCTGCGTATCCTATTGATGGTGTGTCACCAAATCCATTGTATGCTTATTTCCCAAGCATGGATGGTATTGGCATTTGGCAATTCACATCCGCTTATATTGCAGGTGGTTTAGATGGTAACGTAGATTTAACAGGAATTACGGATAGTGGTTATACAGATACCAATAAACCAGAAACGGACACGCCAGCAACAGATGCAGGTGAAGAAATCGAAAAAACACCGAATTCTGATGTTAAAGTTGGTGATACCGTCAAAGTAAAATTTAATGTCGATGCTTGGGCAACTGGTGAAGCTATTCCAGATTGGGTAAAAGGAAACAGCTACAAAGTGCAAGAAGTAACTGGAAGCAGAGTATTGCTAGAAGGTATCTTGTCATGGATTAGCAAAGGCGATATTGAATTGTTGCCAGATGCGGCAACTGTTCCTGATAAACAACCAGAAGCGACTCATGTGGTACAATACGGCGAAACATTATCAAGCATTGCTTATCAATACGGAACAAACTATCAAACATTGGCTGCATTAAATGGATTGACAAATCCAAATCTTATTTACCCTGGTCAAGTTTTGAAAGTCAATGGATCGGCAACAAGTAATGTCTACACGGTTAAATACGGCGATAATTTATCTAGTATTGCAGCCAAACTTGGCACTAATTATCAAGCCTTAGCTACATTAAACGGATTAGCAAATCCTAACTTGATTTATCCTGGTCAAACATTGAATTATTAAGAAATAAGCAAATTCCTACTTCTCACTGTGAGAGGTAGGGATTTTTTTATTTATTCGGTATATTTTACATGTCTATTCGCTTGCCTTTTTTTATTTTTTGATGTAGATTTTATCTTGTTGTTATAGTCTATTTTGCTAATTTGAATTAAAATGATATTACGTAAACCCTTGTGAGTTCTAGTCTGTCTAAATATGGTGTTGCAGAAAAATTACACCGTGAAACTAAATAATTTAGTTAGATAGAGCCTAGAATCCTTGTTGTGTAAGGGTCTAGGCTTTTTATCTATTGATTCATTACATGTTCATTTGTAGATGGAATGTAGAGGGAGGATTACCCAAGTTTGGCTGAAGGGGACGGTCTCGAAAACCGTTAGGCGAGTAACATCGTGCAAGGGTTCGAATCCCTTATCCTCCGTACCGAGAAGCAGTTGAGTTATTAGTTGCAAATAAAACGACAGAGACGTACACTTAAAGTAGAAAAATACTTAAGAAGAGGTGTCTATTATGTCAAACTATGAAGAAAAAGAAGCGCAAGCATTAGTAAAAATTGCTGACGTTTTGAACAAATTGGATGCAAGTTTAGAAGAGTTGGGCTCGCTAGATGAGGATACAAAAAAACATAGTATGAAGAGATGGATTGTTGAAAAAAAAGCCATTCATGAGATTAAAAAAATTGCACACGAAGCTGGTAAGTATGACAAGTATGATGAAAAAGAATTAGAAAAAGAAATGGATCTGTTGGAAAAGTTTATGTAAAAAAGCGCTAGCTTTTGTTCAACAGTTATTTAAGTTTGAGTCTAGAATTAATCGTTTTGATTTTTTCTAGGCTTATTTTTTATGAAGTAAGCAAATCGTATCGGGAGAGGTATTGAATTAAGAAATAAAGCATGTATTGATTCAGAAAAAAAGTTGTAGTAAAATGTTCGTCACAACTACTTTTCTTATGATTTCATAGAAGGAAAAGTTGGAATAATGAATTGAGAAGAGTCGATTTTTAGGAGATGATTTTAGGTGACTTTTTATCAATTATTGCAGTTAGATCCATTTATTTTAAAACAAAAAATTCATCAAGCGGACACTAAAAAACAGCGGAGATATTTTTGGCGCGCCTTGTTAATAAGGGATATTTTATTAGTTTCGTTTGCGATTTTATGGGTGTCGACGATTACTTTTTTCTTTGGAAAAGCTGTAGCGCCTTTTTCAATTGTATTATTTTGTTTGCTGTTGAGTATCCGTTTCGTCTCATATGGCTACAGGGAAAAACAGGCCTTGCTTAGTTTAGGAATCGTGTTAACAATTCTAGGTGTTAGTCCACTAATTTCACTGATTTCTGTATCATTTTTACAATTGGGCCTTCATTTTATCTGCTTGCTGGCATTGTTTTTCTTAACTGGTAGAAACCCTAAAATGGGTAATCCTGGCTTGTATACGTTCTCCTACTTATATTTAGTTGGCACGGTTCACTATCAATCGTTTCAGCAATTAGAACAAACTTTCTTTGTATTAGTGTTTGCTTATCTACTTTTAGCTTTTGTTTATCATGTGAAACATAAAAAATTGGATCAAGAGATTACTTTTATACAGATGGTTACAGAAAATGGTTTTTTTAATCAAAGAAATATTTGGTTTGGTTATTACGCTTTAGGCATTAGCTTATTACTTTTTATAGGAACGCACCTTCAGATTGACCGCTTTATGTGGGCAACATTTGCTAGTTCGTCATTATTTTCTGGGTATGATACGTTTAAATTGTCTGAACGAGCCAAAGAACGAATAATAGGGGTCGTTATTGGTTCTCTAGTATCGGCTATCTTGTTATTTTATATACCAACGAACCTACTTGGTATTTTAGGAGGACTTTGTTTGGGCTTATGCACATCTTATAAAAGTAAAACGATTTTTAATTGTGTTGGTGCTATCATGGCAGCTTCTATGATATTTGGGCTAGAAACAAGTCTTTACTTAAGAATTTTGTTAAATATGTTGGGGCTAGCTTACGGTTTGCTTTATCATTTTGTCTTTGTAAAAACTATGTCCTATTGCAATCGCAAAGAGTGGCTGAAATTGTCTGAATAAAAGGAGCCTAACATTCTTTCTTGAAAGAATGTTAGGCTCCTTAGACATTTTTGTTTATATTCCATATTATCAAATTATATGCATGCTGTTAATCAATGCCCAACTGCTATATCCAATGTCGCAATTTTTGCTGAGCTAGTAGGTACAAGGTCTAGTTCCACTTCGTCAAACTGATTGCCATCAACTGGTATCCCAAAGTAAATGGTAGATGGTCCAGTTCTACTTTTATAGACTATTATCTATTAGTATACCTAAATTTCTATTTAATTCGTAATGACTGACCAGGATAAAAAACAGAAGTTTCAATGCCTGGATTTAATGCTAATAATTCTTCTAAGGTTAAACCATTTCTTTCGGCTAACTGTCGCCCGCCTTCACCACTTCGTACCGTGTCGTATATAGGTTGGTCTGATTTAGAATTTTGTATTTGTTCACGAGAATCAGAGTTTTGTGGTGGTTGCTGTTCAGATTGTTCAAAAACTTGTTGAGTTTGATTATTTCTTTCAATTAATTGTTCCAACGTAATATTACCTAGATAAGTGTATATTTGTCCATTAACAGTTAAAGTACCATCATTATTTTTCGTTACTGTTCGGGGCGTATTATTCAAAAGAAACGTCATTATTTGATTACCATTCTCATCCACAGAAAAACTTACATTTTGAAGAGGAACATTCGATTGAGTTATGCTAGTGAGTGTTCCGTCAGCATTTATAAAAAATAAGTTATCACTTTGAGGAATACCCCAACCGCCTATAAAATCAGCTAAGCTAACTTGTGGTAGCGGTTCTTTAGTAGTAGATGAAGAGGTAGATTGGTTTGTTTCAGATGAGACGTTTTGATAATTAGAGCTGGTTTCTTCCGTTTTATCTTTTTGAGTGGAAGAATCAATACTTTTCTTTGTGTAAGGTTTCAAAACTAGTTTTGTTTGGTTATCAGAATTGTTTGTCTTAGTAGGAGTGAAAAGTAGATTTTGCTTTTCTTTTTTTATCTTGTAAGCTACTTCTTTTCCTTCATTTTTCCAACGAATTTGATTGTTTTTTAGATGGTATTTGACTTTGTATTCTATTTTATTTGCAATTTGTTTACCTAATTCTTCGCCTGCTTTTTCCAAATCATTTTTTGCAGTTGATGTGTGTTCATCTGTATTGATTTTGAAAGTAGCGGTATCTTCGCTGAATGATACAATCATTACTACTTCATCAACGTTGGAGTTTACGGCCCACTCGTTTGCCATTAGCTCTTTTGTGGTCACTTTATTTCTGCAAGAAGTAAGGGTCAGTAAGGATAAAAAAACAATCAACCCCAGTAAACTTTTTTTCAT